TGATAAAGATGCGGACGATTCTTGGGAACTTAAAGATCCCCACACAAAAGAAGTTAAAGAAATTGTTTCAGCCAAAATGCTTTGGCAAATGATTCTTGAATTAAGAATGCATACTGGAGAACCATACATTCACTTTATTGATACAAGCAATAAACATTTGCCTGAATTCCAAAAAAAGAAAGGTCTAAAAGTTCGTCAATCAAATTTGTGTTCAGAAATTACATTACCAACAGATAAAGATAGAACTGCTGTATGTTGTCTTTCATCGGTAAATCTAGAGTATTTTGATGAATGGGTAAAAGAACCTCTTTTTCTAAGAGATATTGCAGAAATGTTAGATAATGTTCTACAATATTTTATTGATAATGCTCCAGATACAATTAAGAGAGCAAAGTATTCTGCAATGATGGAAAGAAGTATTGGTGTTGGTGCTCTAGGTTTTCATGCTTACCTTCAAAAGAATCAAATTGCCTTTGAAGGTGTCATGGCTAAGATTACAAATAAGAGAATTTTTTCTCATATTTATTCAAAACTAAAAGAAGCAAACTTATCTTTAGGAAAAGAAAGAGGTGAAGCTCCTGATGCTATTGGAACTGGTCTAAGATTTAGTCATATGATGGCAATTGCACCAAATGCATCATCATCAATTATTATGGGTAATACTTCTCCAAGTGTTGAACCTTATCGTGCAAATGCTTATCGTCAAGATACATTATCAGGATCTTTTCTAAACAAAAACCGTTTTCTTGATGATATTATTCGGAAAGAATCTTATTCGCACCCAGATAATTGGTATGATGAAGTTTGGTCATCTATTATTGCAAACGATGGTTCAATTCAACATCTTGAATGGTTAGACGAAAATACAAAATTTTTATTTAAAACTGCTATGGAAATTGATCAAAGATGGATTATTGAGTTAGCAGCGGATCGCCAAGAATTTATAGATCAAGCACAATCAATAAATGTTTTCTTCAGACCAGACACAAACATTAAATATCTTCATGCTATTCATTTTATGGCATGGAAAAAAGGATTAAAGACACTTTACTATTGCCGTTCAGAAAAAGCTGCAAAAGCAGATAAAGTATTCAAGAAAATTGAGCGCCAAGTAATTAAAGAAATTTCGATGGAACAAATTGCTCAAGGTAATGACTGCCTAGCATGTGAGGGTTAAAATGAATAAGAAAAAAATCGATTTAAAAATAACAGAAGAAAGATCATATTTTAAACCATTCAATTATTCTTGGGCATATGATTCATGGTTAAAACATGAACAAATACACTGGCTTCACACAGAAGTTCCAATGCATGAAGATCTTAAAGATTGGAAAAAGAAATTAAGTAAAGGTGAGAAAGATTTTCTAACAAACATTTTTAGATTCTTCACTCAAGGTGATATTGATGTTGCTGGAGGTTATGTTAAAAATTATCTACCTAATTTTCCTCAACCAGAAATTAGAATGATGTTGCTAGGTTTTGCAGCAAGAGAAGCATTACATATTGCTGCATATTCACACTTAATTGAAACTTTAGGATTACCTGAAACTATCTATAATGATTTCATGGAATATTCTCAAATGAAAGAGAAACATGATTTTGTTACAGATATTTCAAATTTAGGAAAAACAAAGGAAGATATTGCATCGCAAATTGCAACATTTTCAGCATTTACTGAAGGTATGCAATTATTTTCTTCATTTATTATGCTATTAAATTTTCCAAGACATGGAAAAATGAAAGGTATGGGACAAATTATTACTTGGTCAATTGTTGATGAAACACAACATACTGAAAATATGATTAAATTATTTCGAACATATATTGAAGAAAATCCTGAAATTTGGACAGACGTTCTTAAAAAGAAAATCTATACAATTTCAGAAAAAATGGTAGAACTAGAAGATAAGTTTATTGATTTGGCTTATGGTATTAATGAAATGGAAAATCTTTCAAAAGAAGAGGTTAAAAAATACATTCGTTATATTACAGATCGTAGACTTATTTCTCTTGGTTTAAAAGGAATCAATAAAATTAAAAAGAATCCTTTGCCTTGGGTTGAAGAAATGATTAATGCTCCAACTCATACTAATTTTTTCGAAAATCGTTCGACAGATTATGCTAAAGGTGCATTAACTGGTGATTGGTCAGATGTTTGGGCTGTGTGAGATATATACTCCTGTAATAACAATTATAGGAGTATTAAATGACAAACAAAGCAATTACTGGCGAATGCGATTCTTGTGAATCTGTTTATTCGGTAGGATTTACCACAGAAATCGTATCGAATGATATTCCAGAATATTGCCCATTCTGTGGAGAAAGAATCGAAGATATTGTTGAAGAATCTGTTGAAGATGATCTTCCCGAAGAATATTCCGATTGGGAAGATTAATTCATGTGGATTTATAATGGTAAAGAATTCACAGAAGATAATATAGGTTCTTATTATGGATTCGTATATTTGATAGAAAACACACTAACAAATAAAAAATATGTAGGTAAAAAATTCTTTTATACATCTAAAACTAAGCAAGTTAAAGGAAAGAAAAAGAAATTTAAGATTTATAGTGATTGGCAAACATATTATGGTTCAAATGAAGAATTAAAAAAAGATGTTGAACATCTAGGTAAAAATTTCTTCAAAAGAACAATTATTCATTTGTGTGAATCAAAAGGTGTTTGTGGTTATCTAGAAGCTAAAGAACAGTTTCAAAGAAATGTATTAGAATCTAATGATTATTATAATTCATGGATCATGGTACGAGTTCATAAAAAACACTTGGGAAAATTAAATGCTTAATGAATTGGTTGAATATAAAAACACTGAATATAATGTTTTGTTTTTTACTCCAGTTTTCGATAAAACTGGATATTCGGGATATAAAATTTCTAGTTATAATTTAGATGATGTTGGTAAACCAATAATCGAATCGAAAATGGGATATCCAACATATCATATTTTTCTTCTAAAATTTAATATTGATAAAGATCAAGTTAATTTTCATTTCGATGAAGAATTTGATGGTGTTCTTTTAGAACCTCTTGAATATATGTCGAGACTGATTCAGGATAAAATATTTGGTGTTATCATTAAAAAATCTGAAAACTCCAAAAAAATTTTTGTTGAAGCAGTCAAAACAATTAAAGAAAATTTGAAGGATTAAATATATTATGATCTTATTAGACTTAAATCAAGTTATGTTCTCAAGCGTTCTTTCACAAGATCCGAAAAAGAGAAACATTTACGACGAAAATCTTATTCGCCACATTGTTTTAAATACATTGCGTTCTTTTAATCGTGAATACTCACAAAAGTTTGGAAGAATGATTTTATGTGCGGATTCAAGAGATTACTGGAGAAAAACTGTATTTCCATATTATAAAGCTGGTCGAAAAAAGGTTCGAGATGCGTCAACAATTGATTGGGATGTTTTGTTTCCTATGATGAATAAGATCAAAGATGAACTTCAAGAACATGGACCATATCAATTTATTATTGCTGAAAATGCAGAGGCAGACGATGTTATTGGAACTTTAACTCCAATTATTATTCTAAGTGAAGATGTTTTAATTATCTCAAGAGATGGTGATTTTGTCCAACTTCAAAAATATAATGGAAAATTCAAAGTAAAACAACTTAATCCTATTACTAAGACGTTCATAACATCTAATAATCCTGTTGAAGATTTAAGGATTAAAATTATTAAAGGTGATAGTGGAGATGGAATTCCAAACATCCTTTCACCATCAGACACTTTTGTGACTGGTACTAGACAAAAAACCATTACAAGTAAAAAACTTAATGAATTTCTTACTATTCCAAAGGATAGATTGGAAGAAATTGCTCTTATTGGTTATTCAAGAAATGAAATTTTAATCGATTTTGATTTTATTCCAAAAGAAATTAAACAAAAGATCATATATAATTTTAACGAACCGTTTAAGAAAAACAAACAAAAATTGTTATCTTATTTTATTCAAAATAAACTAACCACATTAATTGAATGTATTGAGGAATTCTAATGAAAAACATGTATGAAGTATTTGACGAGTTTGAGAAGGCTCGTACAAAAAAAGATAAAATTCAAGTTATCCAAAACAATCTTTCACCAACTTTAGTGAAAGTTTTAGAATATACATATCATCCAAATTATCAATGGAAAATTAAGGAAATTCCAGATAATTATAAAGTACCTGATACTTTACCGGGTGTTTCTTATGCACATTTAGGTACAGAACTTCGAAGAATTTATTTGTTTCAAGAGGGTCATCCATCAGCAGAAGCTATCGATGAAAGTCGCCGAAAAGAAATTCTGATTCAATTTTTAGAATCATTGGAACCAAGAGAAGCCGAAGTAATTATTGGTATTTTTAATAAAGATTTGGGCGTAAAAGGTCTTAATTATAAACTTGTCAAGGAAATGTTCCCGAATATGCTTCCTTGATTGTTGTAGAAAAGCAACAGCCCGTCTTGACAGGCGGGCTTTTTTATTGTATAATATCATTAAGATGGAGAATTTAAAATGTATAAAAACGAATGGGTCGATCAAATGTTGGAATATGCAGATTTAATTCATAAGACATTATCAGATTTTTATCGTGATATGGAAAATATTTTTGTTGATGATTTTGTTGAAGTTATGATGAATGAAAACCCAGCTTTGGCTATTAAATTATTAGATTCTCTTCAGAAACATTTGAATAAAGGAGAAAATCATGAAACAAATTGAATGGCAATCATTATATCAAGTAGTTAGAATGTGGGCAATTCTGAGTGAAATGCAGAAAGATCTAGATACATATTTTCCAGAACAAACATTATATTATCCACCTGGTGTAAGGTAAAATGCTAAAAAACGAAAAAACAATTCTTGCAAAACTTCTTTCAAATGAAAACATCAACGTTATGCATAATAACGTTGAAACAGCAAGCTTTGATCTAGAATCAAGAACTCTTACTCTTCCCATCTTCAAAGAAGAACTAAGTAATACTCTTTATGATCTTTTTATTGGTCATGAAGTAAGTCATGCCAGAAATACTCCTCCACAAGGTTGGCACGATTCAATTATTGACCTAAAGATTCCACGATACATCGTGAATATTCTTGAAGATGTTCGTATCGAGAAGTTGATTAAGCAAAAATATCCTGGTCTCAAGAATTCTTTTTTTCAAGGATATAAAGAACTATTCGATAAAGGATTTTTTGGTTCAACTAATCTAGAATCTTTTATGTTTCTCGATAAAATCAATATTTACTTTAAAGTAAGTGCATATGCAAAAGATATTTCTTTTACTCAAAGTGAAAGAATGATCATTGAAAAAATTGATAAAATGAAATCCTTTGAAGATGTTGTAGATATGGCAAAATATCTACATGAACTTCAAAAGAAATATGATGAAAATAAGAAGAATAAAAAAGATTTTGTTCTTCCTGATGACTCAGATTTAGAAGAATCCGATGAAAACAATTCTTTTGATTTTGAAGGTTCTTCATTTGCCGGAACTCAATTAGATGATTCTGATGAATTGAAAGGAAATGAAAAATCTAAAGAAAAAAAAGATACTCTACAGATTCGTGAAAAAGATATAGTCAATCAAGAAAAACTTGAAGAAAAACTTCAAACTGAAGGTCTTGATCTTGGAAAGAATAAAACTGAAAAAGAACTAGAAAAATTCAAGAGTATGATGACAAAAAGAGAAACGTCAACATATTGCATTACACCAACTTTCATTCTTGATAAATTAATTGTTGATTACAAGACTGTTGCAAAAGAATTAGGAAGAATTGTTTCAGATCCAAAAATTTATAGAAAATTTGTCAAAGAAAACGGTAAAACAGTATCCTATCTTGTGAAAGAATTTGAACTTCGAAAGAACGCAAAACAAATTCAAAAAGCACAAATTAAAAATACTGGCGATCTTGATATGAATAGAATCTTTTCGTATAAGTTTACCGAAGATATTTTCCGCAAGAATACTGTTGTTGATAATGGAAAATCACATGGAATGATTATGTATCTAGATTGGTCAGGTTCTATGGAGAATTATATTCACAAGACATTTAAACAAGTTCTTGAACTTGCTCTTTTCTGTCGAAATGTGAATATTCCATTTGAGGTCTATGCTTTTACAGATTGTTATAAAACCATTGTAGATAGAGATGTTGATGTTTTTGAAAATGATCGTATTCTAATTGATAATTTCAAATTACTTAATTTGCTAAGTAGCAGAATGTCTGGTAGAGAATTCAATCGAATGTCTGAGCTTTTACTCGATGTAACTAGAAATACAAATAGGAGAATGCCACATAATTATCATCTTGGTGGCACTCCACTTCATCAAGCTATTTTAAGTTCAATTCAAATCATTGACGAATTCAAAAAAAGAACAAGAGTTGATAAGGTAAATCTGATTTTTCTGACAGATGGAGATGGTGAAATTCTCTCATCAAAATATGAGATCGATAAGAGTGGATATTTAAAAAATAACTCTTATTTTAAACGTTATAATAAGAATTATAAGGTTAGTAATATTTCATCAGCGGATAATAATTACATTCACTATTCAGAAAATAAGAACATTTTTGTTAATTTTGAAAGAGATAAAAGGAATCAAGATCAAGTTCTTTATGATCTAGTAAGAAAAGTTACTGGTGTTAATATTATGGGTTTTTATTTGACAAGATATTATGATTTTTATCATGCTGTTAAAAAGATTAAATTAAACCCAGAAGAAATAAAAAAAGGTTCAGAATTTTTTGAGAAGGAACATTATTATCTCGCTGGTAAAGTTCTTGGATATGATGAATATTTTATTCTCAAGACAGATATTCCTAATCCAGAAGATATTAGTAAGATGAAAGAATCTGATCTGGAATCTATTTTAGAAAAATTCTATGAAATCATGAAAGATAAGATTAAATCCAAGGTTATTTTGAATCGATTTATTGAACTTATTATCTAAGAAAGGTATGAATGATGGGTCGTCCACGTAAAATTAGAGTAAATCCAGTCGAATCTGTCGGATCCGGCATCACCGGCAATCCAGTTCTCTTTGAGGAAGTGAATATTGCAGATCAAACACGTAGAATTTCTGATCTAAATGACAAATTTACACCTCTAATTGCACAAAAAGCGATTGCAAATCATATTTCCAATCATGGAACATGTTTCGAATCACTCGAAAAAGTTCTCAAGACGAATAAGTTAAGCAATGATATTCTTCGAAGCATCTATATTCCCATTTCACTTCATGGTCTTAAGTGTGATGAAAAGTATCTAAAGCCTATTCTTGATTCTGAAATTCGAAAGCTTAGCAAGCTTAACAAACTTGAGACAATGGATCGAGAAGCTAAGAATACTGTGAATATCGTCGATGAAAAGCCCAAAGAAAAAATAGAAAAAGAGATTATTGATGGTGCTCTAGCAACATTTGAGAGTTTTTTCGATGATATTATCTCAGGAAAAGAAGTAGATTCAACAAAAATTGCCCATCTTTTCACTCTACCTCAATCGAAAGAATTGGTAGCTTATGTAGAAAAAAGAAAAGAGACATTTGAAGAAGATTATGATTGTTTTCCCGAATATTATAGCAATATTCCCAAGAGAATGTTCAATAAGATTCTCAAGATGATGGACGAAATCCTTGAACCAACGAGTAATGCTCGTAAGTTAGTGCAAGAGAAGAAAAAACGAACCACTCCAAGAGTAGCAAAGCCAAGAAACATCCTCAAGGCGGTCGAAAACTTCAAGTATGCTCAGGTATTTGAAGATCGTAAATCACTTCATCCAAGCAAAATTGAAGGATCAAAAATCGTATTTCTCTATGATATTCAGACGAAGAAAATGATTCGAATGCAAAGTCAAGTGGGAACTACTCTAAGTATCAAAGGAACCACTATTTACAATGTAGATATGAACTCAAGTAAATCGTTCCGAAAGAACATTCGAAATCCCGATATTTTCAAACAAATGCTGCATAAACTAAATGCATGCAAAGAATATGATGATTTTCTGAAAGTTATTCATTCAAAGAATCTTGAATTAACAACAACAAGAACAAATGATCATATGATTATTCTATCTGCTTTTTAATAAAAAATGAACTACTTAAATCATTTCTTCAGTTTGGGTATTATCGATATTAATCTCATGTCAGTAATGATTGGATTAATTATTGGTGAATTGAATGGATTCACAAGACATGGAAGAATGAGAACCTTTGTGATTATTATTGGTTATCTACTATCCATTATAGTATTTTATTGGGGTAGATCAAAGTCATATTGGTAATCTCTCTGCAAGGTTTTAACATTGGTACCCGAAAACTCCTCCGGAAATAAAAAAAGGTACCAAAAAATTGGTACCCGAAAACTCCTCCGGAAATAAAAAAAAAGGTACCAAAAAATTGGTACCAGAAAACTCCTCCGGAAAAACTCCTCCGGAAAATTTTACCAGAAAACTCCTCCGGAAAAACTCCTCCGGAAAAATTTTACCAGAAAACTCCTCCGGAAAAAGTGGACCAGAAAAAGTGGACCAGAAAAAGTGGACCAGAAAAACTCCTCCGGAAAAAGTGGACCAGAAAAACTCCTCCGGAAAAAGTGGACCAGAAAAAGTGGACCAGAAAAAGTGGACCAGAAAAAGTGGACCAGAAAAAGTGGACCAGAAAACAAGTTACCGCTTAGCCAGTTTGGGCATTTTGACTTTTTTTTAATTTCACTTGGTTTTTCAGAAAAACCAAGATTACTCAAGATTCTTCAGTAGATCAAGCGCTTCCCAGACTACCAGAAGAATCATTAGACCGAACAGGAATTGGATTAGGATTTGCATGATTTAGTTGGATTCTGTGGTCACTTCAAACAGGAAAGATTCGGGCAGATTTTGGAAGCCGAGAACGACGCGAGCCATTTCCAGATTCTTTTCCAGTTGGTCCAACGCCGTGTTAAGACAACCGGCTTGGACTCGAACGACGAATTGTTGGTAGGTAAAAACGTAGTTGCGTTCCATGGTAGGGTTCCTGTTTCGATCTGGTATGACTCTAGTTTACTCTTGTGCCTGGCACTCGTCAAGCAGGGAATTGCAACAATTTGTACCTCTGACGCTGGTATGGAATTAAGTATATTCTTCCTCTGACCAGAACCGGAGGTGGCTGATGTCCACTGAACCTTCCTTGCCACTGCGAAGCCATTCTCCCCTATTGCGAGTCCAGACGCAGCTCGCTTCGGTTTCGGTGCAGTATCCACAGTCCACATAGGTTACCAGGTAGGATGCAGGATAAGGCGTATCGAAAACAGCATTCAAGTCGGGACGAATCATCATGATGCGTTTCTCAGTAGATTATCGTTGTTGGAAAACGGGAGCCTGGATTCGCTGCACCTTACGTTGCTTCCGATCCAGTTTGGCTGGCACGGATTGAATGCGATTTCCTTGCTTCAGGAATTCCAGCAGGGCTTGCGCGACTTCGAAGTCGGCTTGAGTGATGGGCTTGGACGAAGTCATGGTTTGGTAGGGTTCCTGTTTCGATCTGGTATGACTCTAGTTTACTCTGGTGGTGCCAACAGTCAAGCAGAGAATTGCAACAATTTGTACCTCTGTTGCTTGGAGACACTCTCGAAGAAGCTTGGTGATCACGTGTCTGGCTCTTAGCGCCTGATACCGAGATGGAACAGAAGCGGTGGAAACACAAAAAGATCCTTTGCGGACCAATTTCGATTGAAAACTCTAACGTCCCATAGTATTCGGAACTACTTTACTACCACTCGGCTCTAAAAACACCATTATACCTATCTGCATGAGTGGGTACCCTTTACCGACAATACCCGAACCAATCCTAAGGTCCTTTCTTTGATAGTCTGCAATCATTATCAAAAATGGATTCATATTTTATATTCTAGAACACTAGTGCCAGTGATGCAAACCCGTAGGACATGTGACAATGGTTCAATGAAATAATTTATTATCCACGAAAAGTATTTATAATAATTTTAACCTGAATAAGACTTATTCAGTTGACATATTCATATCACCATTAACGATAGCATAACGAAAAACTCGGGCATTACCAGAAACCCAGGCTTCATCATAAACTCGGGCATCATCATAAACTCTGGCATTACCAGAAACCCAGGCTTCATCATAAACTCGGGCATCATCATAAACGAGTGCTTCATCATAAATCTGGGCTACACCAAAAACTTGAGAAGTACCAAAAACTCTGGCATTACCAGAAACCCAGGCTTCATCATAAAGTTGTGCAGCACCAAAAACTCTGGCATTACCAGAAACCCAGGCTTCATCATAAACTCGGGCATCATCATAAACGAGTGCTTCATCATAAACCAGGGCTTTCCTATAAACTTGAGCAGATCCAAAAACTCGGGCATTACCAGAAACCCAGGCTTCATCATAAAGTTGTGCAGCACCAAAAACTCTGGCATTACTAGAAACCTTGGCTGCACCAAAAACTTGTGCTTCATCATAAAGTTGTGCAGAACCAAAAACTCGGGCATTACCAGAAACCTTGGCTGCACCAGAAACTTGTGCTTCATCATAAACCCAGCAGGAGCATTCCTGAGACAGGTTGTTTTCCGACTGAATAAAACCACCAAGATCACCGGCTTTAACATCACCAAAATCTTTGAGTGCACGAATCCGGTGAAGAATTGTTCCATTGGAATTTTTAATCGTTTCTTGAGTCAATTCATACTTAGCAGACATATTAACTCCTAATATTCAATAGACAATCATATCACCAGAAACCTTAGAATTGCCGCCAACCTCGGCGTACCCATGCACCCGAGCATTACCAGAAACCTCAGCTCGCCCAGAAATGCGAACATTCCCATAAACTTGTGCTTCACCAAAAACTTGAGCTTTATCAGAAACCCATGCATTATCAAAAATCATAGCTCGCCCAGAAATGCGAACATTCCCATAAACTAGGACTTCACCAAAAACTTGAGCTTTATCAGAAACCCATGCATTATCATAAACCCAAGCATTATCAAAAACTAAGGCTCGACCAGAAACTTGTGCTTCACCGTAAACTTGAGCATTATCATAAACCTTAACATCACCGTAAACCCAGGCTTCATCAGAAACTTGTGCTTCACCGTAAACCCAGGCTTCACCAAAAACCCGAGCTTTATCAGAAACCCTGGCATTCTCAAAAACCTTGGCTTTATCAAAAAGCCAACAGGTACCTTCTTGATCCAGATTCCTTTCAGCTTCAATAAAACCACCAAGATCACCGGCTTTAACATCACCAAAATCCTTCAGTGCGCGGATTCGATGAAGGATAATACCATCAATTTCAATCGTTTCTTGCGTTAGTTCATACTTATCAGACATTTTCAATCCTATTATTCAATTCACAATCATATAACGATAAATCCGAGCATCACCAAAAACCCGAGCAAGACCAGAAATCATAGCATGACCAAAAATCAGGGCAGATCCATAAACCCGAGCATTCTCAAAAACTCGGGCTTTGCCGGAAATATGGGCTTCACCAGAAACTTGAGCATTATCACAAATCTGGACATTTCCTGAAACTTGGGCAGCTTCAGAAACTTGAGACTCATCATAAACCAGGGCTTTCCTATAAACTTGAGCAGATCCAAAAACTCTGGCAGAACCAAAAACTCTGGCATTATCAAAAACTTGGGCTCGACAAAAAACCCGGGCATTGCCGGAAACATGAGCAGAACCAAAAACTCGGGCATTATCAAAAACTTGGGCATTTTCCGAAACTCTGGCATCATCATAAACTTGGGCATTATCAGAAACCCAACAGGTACCTTCCTGGGACAGATTGTTTTCCGACTGAATATACCCACCAAGATCACCGGCGTAAACACTACCAAAATCCTTCAGGGCACGGATCCGATGCAGGACAGTTCCATCGCAAACGATCGTTTCTTGAGTCAGTTCATACTTGGCAGACATTTTTATTTTCCTTACGCAAGAATTACGTTTTATGCGAAACTAGGCGACACTCTCTACTACGTTGGCGACGTGACTGGCGAAAGCGCATGGCGTCCAGTACGCCCTTTCAACATCGATAGGAACAATGATACATGAGGGTTGGAGTGTCGTCAAGAAGAATTTTCGATGGTGTTGCAAAGAAGCAACAGATCTGATCCTGTTGCTAAGAAGCAAGATGCCAGATGCCAGTTCAATGGAATTCAATGGAATTCAATGGATTTTATCGATTACACATAACAACCATATCATCATAAAGCTTAGAATCACGAAAAAATCCAGTCATTTCCTGAAGTCCGGGCATTATCCGAGACCCAGGCTAGTCCATTAATCCGGGCGTTATCATAAACCCGGGCAAGTTCAGAAACTTGAGCATTATCAGAAACTCGGGCATTATCAAAAACCTTGGCATAATCGTTAATCCAGCAGGTACCTTCTTGAGAAAGATTCTTTTCTGATTCAATGAATCCACCAAGAGAACCTGCCTTAACGCTACCAAAATCCTTAAGTGCTCGGATTCGGTGAAGAATAATACCATTGAAATCAATAGTTTCTTGCGTTAGTTCATACTTATCAGACATTTTCAATCCTTTTAAAAATTTATATTGAATCGATTCGTGTTTATTCAATAAACAATCATATTATCATAAAGCTTAATATAACCTGAAATCTGGGCTTCACCATAAACTTGGGCAGAACCATAAACCCATGCAAGTCCAGAAACCATAGCATACCCATAAACCCGAGCATTCTCAAAAACTCGGACTTTGCCGGAAATATGGGCATCACCAGAAACTTGAGCAGATCCATAAACCCGGGCTTCATCATAAACCCAGCAGGTGTCTTCCTGAGACAGATTCTTTTTCGACTGAATATACCCACCAAGATCGCCGGCGTAAACACTACCAAAATCCTTGAGTGCGCGAATTCGATGCAGGACAATCCCATCGAAATTGATGGTTTCTTGAGTCAGTTCATACTTATCAGACATATTCAAGATCCTAATATTCAAAAATTTATATTGGATTCGTTGATGTTTGTTTAGTAGACAATCATATTATCATAAAGCTTAGTGTAGCCGGAAATATGGGCTTCACCAGAAACTTGAACAGAACCAGAAACTTGAGCATTGCCGGAAATCAGAGCATTACCAGAAACTTGAGCATTACCAGAAAGCTGAGAAAGTCCATAGACCCAAGACTTACCATAAACTCGGGCTTC